CGCACCCATGCTCGTATGGTCGAAACCGATACAGAGAAGTGCTTGGACAGTTCTTCGATTGGTACAAAAGGGCCAGTCATCATTTTTTCCTCACAGAAATTATATATTCAGAGTCTACGTTAAGTCCCATAGGGACAGTCTCAGGGTTTTCTTCAAGGAAAGTTTTTACATTAGTCTGGTTCAACCGCTTTTCCAGAAACTCGGGTACGTCATGCTCCATAACAAATTTGTGCATGGCTTCCCAATCACTGGTCCAATAGCGAGTTTTCACCGAACGGTAAAAAAGTCCCTCTGAAGTCTTTACGCTCTCAAGCCCCTGCTCTTTGCAGTAGTCGAGTAGCGCGGCTTTGACCTTATCCAGTTTCTGGTTAAGGTCTTCTTCTTGTTTCTTATAGTCCGACGAAAGCTGTGCCTTCTTGTCTCGGATTTTTAAGTAAACACGTGTTAGCTTTTCCGCTAACTTCTTGTCCTCACTCATTTTTAGTTCTCCTAGTCGCACGACAAAATGTGTCGGGAGGTTCACTCTACTAGCGTATAATACCCTAGTCAAGTAATTCTTTGTAAAGATCAATCATTTTTGTGTGTACGTCGATTCTGTTATCTAATAGTGTGTAAACACGTTTCTCTACGGCTGATCCCTGTAGCTGCACGACGGTACACTTGTGATCTTGTCCTGACCTGTGAACACGCGCATTAGCTTGAGCGTATGTCTCTAACGAACTGGTTGGCCCCCACCATACAACTGTGTTCGCGGCTGTTAACGTCACACCATGTGCGGCGGCTTGCGGTTGTATCACCAGTACACGTGGGTTGGGAGTGGTTTGGAATCGGTGAAATATATCAGTACGCTTCGGTGCAGATACGTCACCGCGAATGATCTCAGTGGGTATCCCATCTTTGAGTAGTTTGTTTGTGAGTATGTCGATGGTGTGCTTGAACGGCACAAAGACTAGGACTTTCTTACTACTCTCGTCTATCGCTTCACGCAGAACCTTGTATCGGTTCTTGATGTCAAACTCCAATGCTTCTCCGTTGTCGGTGTATACCGCACCAGAAGATATTTGCAGGAGTTTGCTCATGTTGATGGCGGCGTTAGGTGCAGTTACTTCCTCACCTGCTGTCTGTAAAACAAGTTTATCTTTAAGTTCCTTGTAATACTTTTTCTGCTGGCGCGTGAGTTCAACCTCTCGTTTGACGTACACCATGTCGGGTAGGTCAAGGCACTCTTCTTTTGTGAACCTGATCGCAGGTTGCAGTGCGTTGTATACTGTCTCGGTAGCTGTCTCTTTCGGCTTCCATTTGAAGTTGGTAACTTTATACATCACCATGTCACGAAACGAACCAAAGAACCTAGGCACGGCGGCAGGGTTAACTAGCTTAGCGATACCGTACGCATCCAATGGTGACTGAGCCGCAGGTGTTCCTGTCATCATCCATAGCCAAGTCTGGTCGGTTAACAGCTTATTCAGTGTCTTCCAACGCTTGGTCTGTGCGTTCTTATAGTGGGTGGCCTCGTCCACAATGATGCAGTCGAATCCCCCATTGGCAATGTCTTCGGCAACGATCTCTACACCGTCATAGTTAATGACAACGTAATCAGAGCCTTGATTAATAATCTTTCTGCGCTTCTCTTTAGCACCGTAAGCCACGTCAACCGTGCGGTGCATGGCAAAACTAAACAAGTCATTACGCCATGCGCTATCCATGATCGACAGCGGGCAGATAACTAACACGCGGTTTACCTTACCCTGCATCATAAGAAAGTCAGATGCCCATATCGCAGATGCAGTCTTGCCTGTGCCTTGCTCGTTAAAGCAAAATGCTCGGCGGTTCATCGTAAGGAATGCGGCTGTGGTCTTCTGATGTTCGTACGGTTTGTACTGACCAGACCACTGGTACTGTCCTTCAATGGGTGATGGCACGTTTATGTTTAACTTCTTGAGGGTGTGCGCTTCGTCTACACCCCAGTTCACCACCACTTGATTATCTGATAGTTCTCGACTCTTCTCGACAACTTTAGTAACTTTGTTGGGGTTTTTTAGGCGCAACAATAGCGCCTTGTTATCTAATATCTGCACGTCATTCTCCATCGCAACGCCTTACGGCGCGGTGTTAGTGTGTCACTAACTTATTTCTTTTTGCCTTTACTCAAGGCTCCACCTGCCGAACGGTTACGCTTTCGGCTTTGTACTGTCACGCCGTCTTTGTTAGACCCCCCACGTGACAACGGTTTCTTGTGCGCTACGTCTTTGCCTTCTCTCTTGTCGGCTTTACCGTTCTTGTTAGCGTCTTTACCTGTCTTATCCATCTTCCGACGGGCACGCTGACGTTCCATACGTGCCTTAAATTCTTTACTATCAACAGGTTTGTTCTTTTGTTTCTTACGATCTTCTTTATTTTTGTATGGCATTAGTTACTCCCATTGTGAGGACATACGGTTACAGGACAGTGCCGCCTACACAATCCATTCGGGCGTGGGTTCCAAACATTTTTATCAGCGGCAGTCTTCATAGCATTGTACTTACCTTGCCACTTAACCCATAACTCTTGTTCGTCATACTCGTTGTAGCTTGCTTTGATAAGATCGTTACTCACCACAAACACAAGCCCACCCTTGACTTTCTTTACCTCGGGGTAGTGTAAGAATACTGCCAAGGCCATCAATTCAAGCTGACCTTTATCTGCATACCGTGCGCTCTTACCAGTCTTGTAATCAATAACCCATGCAGTCTCGCCCACCGTGTCAATGATCAACAGGTCTGCGATGCCTCGGAACCAAACGTCTTTATCATAGAAGCCACAAGGTTTAAGGTTCTCTGTGATACCCATCTTCTTCTCGCATAACTTCACACCACGCTTGGCGTTGAGTGAGTCAAGCATTGCTTGCGCGTAGTCAAACTTCTTAGGGAGAGGGGTATCACTACCAACGTAATCTTCGGCGGCTTTGTGAAACTCATTTCCGTATAGAATCGCATCGGTGGATACGAACGGATATTCTTTGAGTATCTTTTCGTGGTAAAACTGTTTGGGGCATTGTTCAAACGCTTTAATCTTGCTGAACGACCACGGTGCTACACTCATTCACAATCTCCGTAAGATTTTCCTAGTCCACTTTCACAATTGATCGGCAGACCTTCTGCCCAGTCGGGTGTCCAACGCATACATTTCTCAACGAATGCCTGTGACTCAGCTACATCTTCGTCCTTTACGCATACGACGATGGAGTCATGCACAGTTAGCACAACGCGACATCTCTTACTGATTTGTAACATTTGCTCACCAATAATGCAACGCGCTATCGCCTGACATACGTTCTCGGTCACTTTTCCACCATATATTCTGGTGCGACCACGCCGTGTCTTGTAACTATACTCAACACCACGATCAGCTTGCTCACCTGATAAGTCGTCATAACGTAACATCAAACCGGAAGGAAGCAGGATACCGCGTTCCGACCCCAAGACTTTCAGCACGCCTGACTTACCTATCTGTATGGTATCGCCGTTGGTCATATGCCTAATCATGTCCTGACAACTACGCCATAACTGGTTGATTTTCCAGTTGGCATCTCGATAAATTGTTATGACACGCCGTGCTTCGCCCAGTTCCATATCGAATCCAAAGCCCTTTAGCTGTTCTTGAAACCTAACTGCGCCCATGCCGTAACCTGCCCCAAGGATCGTAGTCTTACCTACAAACCGTTGGTCTTTAGTTACTTCATCTTCGGGAACACCATAGATACGAGAAGCCATGACCTTGTATACGTCTTCGTTATTAGCAAACGCCTGTGTAAGATCGTCCTGACCTGCAAGCCATGCGAGTACACGTGCCTCAATCTGCGAACTATCACAGTCAATCAACGTGTATCCCTCTGGTGCGAGGATACTGCGCTTTAACTTCTTACCATTTGGACCACGGCTAGGTAGGTTCTGCATGTTGATCTTGTCGTCACCACCCCACCGTCCAGTGTGCGCGGCGTAGTATCTTACTGGAACCGGCAAAGTCCCACGTTTACTTATGTCTATAAACCTCTGAGTACGTGTTTCCTCAAGGGTACTTTTCGTACCCAGACGTGCGGCAACTGCTGACTGCACTCGATCATCTTCATGATCAGCCAATGCTTTAAACTCTTCATCGTTCTTAGCGAACGCGAATGTTTCTTTCCCTGTACGTAAACTTATTTTCATAGGCGGTTTAACGCCTAGCCCCTCAAGCACAGCGGCAAACTTAGGGTTAGACATCAAGTCCTCCCTAGATATACCTGCGTCCTCAAGTAACTGATCCTTACGTTCACGTGTGTCTTCAAGGTGCTGTTCAAGCAATCCAATATCCAACTCAAGCATTGGCTCGGTAAACATTCGCAACGTCAGATCAATCATCATCAGTTCTTGTTTAGGAAAGCCCTTCTTCAAAAAGATGTTGAATAGTTTGTATGTTAACTCGACATCATTGATGCAGTAGTCACCGTACAACGACAAGTCCTGTTCAGAAAAATCGGCTCGACGTTTACCTAAAGCATTTAAGACTTCGGTTCCTTTAGCGCCAATCTCATATCTTTCAGATAACGCCCTGAGACTGCCGCCAACTTCCACCCCGTGTAAAGCACGGGCGATACACAAAGTATCGGTATACACGCGAGGATGAATATCAAACACCCAAGAGAGAATGGCACCATCAAACAAAGTGTTGTGAGCGAGAACCATGCTTTCTGCCCAGTTGAAGGTGTGTAAGTATTGTTTAAGTTGTTCACGTGTTCCGCTTGCCCATTCAGTTCCTTCATTGTTCACCTTGATACCCACGCCAATCACCTCAAATTGGTGATCACGTACGTACTCCTCTGTTGTTAACTTAGACAGGGAAAAATCCCTGTCGTAGTATGTTTCAAAATCTATAGTGATTAAGTCCATCACCGCACCTCCAACAACTTCTGCATGTAATGACCTGCTTTATCTAAGTCATTGGCGTTCTTTTCTCTGGCAAGATACTTAATGATGTTACCCTTCAAGAACCCAACGAACTCTTCGTTAGTCATCCATGCTTCCATTGCCGCCCAAGGCTCGACGGATAAACCCACGTAATGTTGCCCACCAACCTGTCTTTGGTTGGCGGCTTGTGGCTTTTTTCCGGTGCTTTTCGCTTCCTCCTCTGCGACAAACACCTCTTTCGGCGTGCTGATCTTCTGCATTAACTTGTAAGCATATCCATACGATACGCCTGTGGCCTTTGCGACCTGTGCAGGGGTAGCTGTTTTATTCTTAACTAAATACGCCCATACCTTATCGGCTTTGGGTGATGATTTAATAGCCATGATGTCGTTCTCCTATTGCTCGTACGATATAACAAGTAACCACAAGACCCTCGTACGGTTAAGGTCCTGCGGTGTGGTTGGTTACTCGGGGGATTGTGCGGCTTGCTTCCGTGCATACTTCTCACCCC